AAGAAAGAAAACTCTCTTCAAGAGTTTGTCGGTGCTGATCAGTTCAAGTCTTATGATGAATTGAAGAAGCGTCTTGGTTATGTTCTTGGTGGTAATGCTACAGTTACTCAAGATCCTGAAGTGGAAGATGAAGATCGTGCTCGTGGGCCTTCCCCAGTAGCATCTGTTCCATCTGAACCAGAACCTGCTATTGCAGTTGGTGCTGGTGCTGGAACTAGTGATGAAGATGATGATACGTTATCTTACTTTGCGAAACTCGCAGCAGATTAACACAAGAAAGGGGTCTTACGACCCCTTTTTTTATGGCATTGTAACTTTTGTATTCTCTGTTCTCGCTAATCGATCAGTTACTCTCTGGGAGGATCGTTGATATACCATTATATTTCTCATATCATTTAAAAATTGTTGTAGATACATTCTTCTTAAAAGAAAGATGGATCTTTTCTTCTCATTTTTTATTGTTTCATATTCCCAATTAGTCACACTTCCTATTGAACCATTAATATTAGTAGAGAGATTATATATTCCCGTTTTAGTCCAATAATTTCCATTATCATAGTATGATATGGTAAAGTCTTTATCTACTCTTTTTCCTTTAGGAAGAATTAGTTTACCATCAGAATCTTTAATTTCAATAGTTTCGTAGTGATGAACACTATTTAATTCATTTCCATAGAGCTCATAAGCATATTCATATAAGTCTCTATTTGATAGTGGCCATTCATTTCTGACATTTAGAATACCTGCAGTCATTAAAACTACCCAATCGAGTTCGGAGTCGCCATAAAAATCCTCTGCAATAGTATCAGGTCGAGCACCCTCCATTATTTCATACTTATCGAATATTGTGAAAACATTCTGTAAATCATCACGAAGTTTGTTTCTTCTGAATAAGTTCTTAACTGTTATATAACTATGTGAAGAAAGACTACTTGATAAAAAGTTTTGATATTGAAGATCTGGTAATTCTCTAAAGTATCCCATTTTAATAACCTACTCCATCTCTATCATCAGTATAAGCTCCATAATCTTCATTGTATATTGGTGTGAGTTCTTTAAATTGAAGTGTTAACATTGATGAAATTGGTGCACCATCTTGATATGTCGCAAATGTACCATCACCAGTATAATTAACCGATACATTTTGTAAAGCACATAGTTTTATTCTATTTAAATAATCTTGTGCTTTTCCTACATATTCGAGTTGAAATATATTAGGAGTTCTTAATACTGTTCCACCAGAACCTTTGGGAGCCATATTTCTTTTGAATGCTTTTATTATTGTTCTTATAACTTCTGCTTCTCTTTGATATCGAGGAGTTAATTTGAAATTAAAACTGAAAGTTCTTAAAGATGGGCCTGAGAATAATAGTTCCATATTTGGATTTATTATTTCTCCTTGATCTCTAGCTAAAAGTTGATCCAGAGTAATATTACTACCTATAAGGGCACTAACTGCTTGTTTGGCAAACCAAGAATTTACTACACTTGAATTTGCACTAATCCTTTGCAGAACACTTTGAAAATCTCCTTCGGCCTTGCCACTTTGTCCTGATATAAGATTACCACTTGCAGCTAAAAGGTCTGCTTCTAGTGCATTAAGTTTGGATTCACCCCATCCAGTAGAATTAGTATCAGCAACTTGCGATGGTATTGGAAGAAGAATACTTCCTAATAAATCTCTTGTATTTCTTAGATTATTTTGTTCATCTGCTAAAGATTCTCTTCCACTTGTAAAGAGACGGTCACCTCTATCCCTTCTAATACCAATTCTACTTTGTGTAGATCTTCTATATTCAAAAATAGAGAATTTGATGAAATCTTGAGTTCCATTTATTGTACTATAGGGATATCTAAGATCACTTGGTAATCTTTCATTAGCTCCTAATCTACCAGATCTAAGTGTTCTATGCTTCCAAGGATTGTCCCATGTTTCAGTTTCACCACCGCCACCGCCGCCACCGCCGTCACCGTTCTCTTTTTTCTTTTCTCCTCCTCCTAATATGTTATATTCGGGTGTTCTTTCTACAAACTTCTTATAGGTTTCTTGTTTTTTGTTTCTATCAAATAACCAGTTGTTAATATTATCTCCAGTTTTTTCAAACCAATTACGATCATCGGGTCTAACCTCTCCAATACCAAATTCTTTTGCATTTCTTGCTGCTTCTTCTGCTGCCAATCGTTCAGCTTCTTGTGCTGCTCTATTGGCAGCAGCTCTCTCCTGTTGTAATCTTCTATCTCTGTTTCTAAATCTAGCTCTATTCGACATTATCGACCTTATATATTAATTTTAACTATTTAGTTGTCTTTTTCCAAAAGGTATCTCTCTTGCATCGGCAAGTTCCTCTGGATAGACTTCATACAACTGACCTACGACCTCATTCCATGTATATTGTCTATAAGAACCCCAATGAAAATTAATTCCACGAAATCCCCAACGGAATAAATCAGTCACTGCAACTAAAGGATGTGCATCATATTCTATATTATTAGTTTTAGGATTATAAACAAATGTATAATATTTTCCCACATCAGGAACAGGAGTGACAGTATTATTAAGAGCTTCCATCATTTCCATCATCAAATCATCAGGGTCTTCTGTTCCCATTAGATTATCGACAACACCACGAATTCGATTATGTTTATCATCGGTAGGGTAACTTGAAGTCATTTAGATATTCCTAATTCTTTTTCTGTTAATATTTTAAATTCCAATCCTCTATCTAAACAGTATTCTTCTGCTGCCTTCCATTTTGCCTGATTCTTTGCATATTCACGCACTTCATAGATATATCCTCTTGTCTTCTTTTTTTGACGTTTTGGTTCCATACATTGTCTTAAAGGCTTTACCTCAATAATCATTTTTTTAATTTTACCAGTGTTTTCTCTTACCTTAATGTAAAAGTCTGGGAAGTATCTATGAACTCTATTATCTAAGGGAGATCTATAAGGAAGAAAGAACTCTTCACTTCCCCATTCTAAAATATTCTGATTACTATCACAATATTTCATGAACTTAAGTTCCCATAAAGAACGATAAATTATGTTTTTATAGTCACCTTTATACTTTAATGGGTTATTAGGTCTATATCTTCCTTTATAAGACATCTAAATACTTTATAATATAAAAATAATATAAGGTATTTATGGCAACAGTAATCCAAAAGTTCAAAATGGATGTTTTGAACAGAACTGACATTACTAAACTGTCTTTAACAAATCAATATCAGGTAAACATTTCTGGAATTACAGGAACTCTTAAAGGTTATCTTGAAAATGTTTATAGTGTGGATGCTAATTATTTAAATGGTGCCATTGGTATTATGTGTTCTGAGGCCACCTTACCTTCTAGTTCATTTGCGACTGCTGAAGTTAAAGATAATTTTCAGGGAATAAATCAACAGTTTGCTCATACTCGAATGTATCTTGATAGTGATTTTACATTCTATGTTGATAGAAAATATAATGTGCTTAAATTTTTTGAAGGGTGGATGGATTATATTTCGGGAGATAATAGAGTAGATGGTATTAATGGGGCAGCATCTCAAAATTATTATCGTAGATTTAATTATCCCATGCAATCATCTGATACTGTAGGATATAAATGTGGAACACTATCAATTGCAAAATTTGATAGAAATTTTGAACATCAAGTAGGATATGAGTTTATAAATGCATTTCCTAAAGCTATGACATCAATTCCAGTGTCTTATGGAGATGCTGATATATTAAAAGTAACTATACAATTTGCCTATGATCGTTATATAATGGGAGGTTGGAATTAGTTGCTAAATAACCTTACTGAAGTGTATTAAAAATTATGCCTTTACCACAAATATCTGCTCCGACCTATGAGTTGGTATTACCATCGAGTAATAAAAAGATTAAATATAGACCTTTTTTAGTTAAAGAGGAGAAGATTCTAATCATGGCATTAGAATCGGAAGATACTAAACAAATCACTACTTCTATAAAGACGGTGCTTTCAAATTGTATTTTGAGCAGAGGCATCAAAATTGATAAATTGGCTACTTTTGATATTGAGTATTTGTTTTTGAATGTTCGTGCTAAGTCGGTTGGTGAGACAGTAGAAGTGAATGTGACATGCCCAGATGATGGGGAAACACAGGTTGCTGTTGAAATTGATATTGATTCAATTAAAGTTAAGAAAGATCCTAAACATTCTAATATTATTAAATTGGATGAGAATTTGTCAGTGCAAATGCAATATCCATCATTAACCCAGTTTATTGAATCTAATTTTGAGATTGATAGTCAAAAAAGTCAGGTGGATGAATCATTAAATGTTATTATGTCATGCATTAAGCAAGTATATAATGAGGATGAAGCATGGGATGCTACAGAATGTACTAAGAAAGAATTGAAGGATTTTGTCGAACAGATGAACTCTAAACAATTTAAGGATGTTGAGGCATTTTTTGATACAATGCCTAAACTTACTCATACTCTTAAGGTAATTAATCCTAAGACTAAAGTTGAGAATGAAGTTGTAATTGAGGGTCTTGCATCTTTTTTCAATTAGCCCTGGCTCATGAAAGTTTGGAAAATTATTATAGAACAAACTTTGCCTTGATCCAGCACCATAAATATAGCTTAACAGAGTTAGAGAATATGATTCCTTGGGAAAGAGAAATTTATATTTCACTTCTCCAGCAATATATTGAAGAAGAAAATCTAAAACAAAAACAACAAAGTGGCATTTAAATCGATTTTCAAAACTAAATCTTTATTACCGAAGATAACCAAAGTTTCTTCTTCAATTTTTGGTCGTCGTTCAACTTCTAATCCTATATTAACACCTTCTGGTACACCAGTTTCTGAAACATTAGTTGAAACTAATAATATTCTCCAAGAGATACAAAAACAATTAGCTTTAGATTTTGCTTATAGAATTGCTAAAGAAGAAGAGGAAATAAAGGATATTAGAAAGACCACCGCCACTATGAAAGGTGGTAAATTAGGTGGTGGGGAAAAAGATACTAAATTGGGTGGAGGTATTGGTAAAGTATTTCAGACTGTTACTGCTCCTGTAAGAGGTATTTTTAGTAGAATATTAGGATTTTTTGGATGGTTGGCAGCAGGGTTTGTTGTTAATAAAGGATTAAAATGGTTAGCTGCTAATCCAGGAAGAGTAGAGAAAGTTGTTGATCTAGTATTTAAACATTGGAAAATAATTGCAGGTTTAGTTATTGGGGGAGTAATACTTACTACGATTAGTAATCTTATAGGTACAGTTGTGATGTTAAGGGGAGCTTTTAATCTCCTTAAAACTATAGGTGGTTTGCCGTTTAGGAGGACATCTAGTGGAACAACTGCAGGGGGAATAACTGCAGGTAAAATACCTTTGTGGCAGAAAAATCCATCATCTTTAAGTAGATTAAATGAGTCTTGGGCTAGGCATCTAGCAGGAAAATCCAATCTTGGTGATAAAGCAAGATTATTAAGGCGTGGATTTATCAAAGTTCCTCTCATAAGTTCACTTCTTAATAAAACTAAAGGAATAAGAAGGATTGGTGGAGGGAGAACCAGTGGATGGTTGGCTAGTATTGATGGTATTTTCAATTATTTTGATAGGATAGGTTCAGGTCAATCACAACAAAAAGCAATTGCTGGAAGTGGTGCAAGAACCGTGGGTACTGCATTAGGATGGAAGGGAGGAATGGCTGCTGGTGGTTGGCTTGGAGCATTTGGTGGTCCAGCAGCTCCAGTTACAGTGCCTTTAGGAATGATAATTGGTGGTGTCTTTGGTGCTATGGGTACATCAATGTTGTTTGAAAATATAATGGATAAAGTATCAGATAATATTGGATGGGGTAATAATCAATTATCTCAAGGAGATATAGGTAATCATGAAAAACTCTTCCATGATAGAAGTAATATGGGTGGTAAGGTTAATGTGTATAACGTAAATGATCAGGCTGATCTTCCTTCCTTTGGTACTCCTGGTGAGGATGCTGAAGTGGAGTTTCCTAATCCTTCACCAGAGGATAATTCTAATCCTAATATTGCATCTACTCAAAGTAATTTGGGTATATACACTAATGGCAGCTGGTCATTTTACATATAAATGGAAATTGCAGAAGTAAAAAAAGTAAAACTTAATGTTACTAATATTAAAAGTGTTCTTATTAGATCTAATAAGAAACTTAGGAATGTGGAAAAGAAAAAAAGTTATTTAACTCGTCGTCAAGAAGAACAAGAGAAGAGGATATTATTAGAAAAGAAAATAGAGACTCCAAGAAAGAAACTTAAGATTCCTCTTTTAGGTAAAGCAGTAGGAGTTGTTAGATCTGTATGGGATAGGATAGTTAATTTCTTTGGATGGTTGTTAGCAGGATTTATTGTAACCCGATTACCCCAAATTATAGAAAACTTAAAGAGACGTTTTGCATTTATTAAACCAATTTGGGAAGGTGCCATGAAGACCTTTGCTATTATTGGTAAAGGTATGAGTGCCTTGTTTAGGGGAATGACTACTCTTTATAATTTAAGACGATCTTTAAGTAATTTAGATAAGTCGGCCGCAGATTTAAGGAATTTAGATGAAGAATTAAGGGGTATGAAGCGTGAATTGGGTGGTAACGGATCAGAAACTGGGGAAGAATCTTCTACTTCTACTCAACAAAATGGTGAAGATAATGTTAGTGATGGATCTTCAGATAATAATATGGGGAATATGAATGAAAGTAAAATAGATAATCCTAAAGATGCTTCGATAATGGTTGAAAATCTAAAGAAAGAAAATAGGAAAATAACAACAAAGGGTAAGAGGTTTAAAGAAAACCAAACCAGAGAAAGGATAAATCCTACTTCTAAACCGTTGGATAGAAATATTAGAGTTAAAAGAAGAACTGCTAAAGTTGTATTGGATCAAAAAGGGCCTCTAGAGAAAGATACACCTCAAGCTCAGACTAATACTGATATAATAGTAAAAAATAGGTTTAGTTTCTTAAATCCATTTAATTGGTTTGGTCAATCTAAAACTACAAGAAATCCTGGTCCTTCATCTAGTTTTAGTGGAAATGGTGGTAATCGCCCACCTTCAAATTAATGTAAAATAATGACTGTACAAAGTTCACTCTATAAAAAGTTTATAATAATATCTGCTGATGGTGAAAGATCGGTAACTATAGATTATGGGGATTTCAGAGTTCTTAATATCTATTATTATGAAAATATATTATCTCCAAATATAACTGGAGTAGTTACCATTACAAGTACAATTGTAACAAAATCTGCAACGGATATTCAAGAAAGAATGGGATCTTTGCATAGTTCACTTCCTTTAGAAGTGGGGTGTGAATTATTGATTCATATTCAGGATCCTATTGGAGAAGGTTTAAATTTTTCATCTGAGGAGAATCCTCATGAGAGATTTTATGTGAATGAGGTGCAAATTTTAGAAAGAACTTCCACTTCCGAAATTATCCAATTAAGATTTATTTCTAATATAGGATGGAAGAATACTACTAGGAGAGTAACCAGACATTATGCAGGGAGAATTACTGAATCTGTAAGAAATATTTTAAAAAATGAATTAAGATTACCTGATGATAAAATTGAGATTGACCCTTCTAGTAATTCCTATTCATTTGCTGGAATGACGAAGAGACCTTTTGATTTAATTGCAATGTTGGCGAAACAATCCATACCTCAAAATACTGTAAATCCTGGTTATTTGACTTTTGAAACTAAAGGTGGATTTAAATATCTTTCTGTCGATACTTTAGTTAATTCTACTCCTTATCCTCAAGATTATTCTTATTATGGTTTTAATGAATCATCTTATGAACCTGGAGATGATAAGAATAATAATTTTAAAATAGCTTCTTTAACTGTTTCTCAGGATCAAAATCTTGTACTTCAAATTGAATCTGGAGTATATGCAAATAAGACTATATTTTTCGATCCTGCAACTTATAAAATTACTGAAATTGATATTTCTGTAAATAATAATGATTTATTTAAAAACCCTAAGTTTTCTACATTAGGTAAACAACCATCAATTCCTAAACTATTACAAGATGATTTTGATTCGGGAACTAAATTCCATAGAGTCGAAACTGCTATATTGAATGTTGGTGCTAATAAAGAGAGTGTAGCGGTTAATAACAGCCCTCAATTTTATTATGCTGCTTCGGCAACAAGATATAACTTATTATTTTCTCAACAAACTTCTATTACAATTCCTTGTAATACTGATCTGGAAGCAGGAGATGTATTAAATCTTCAAATTGAAGATATATCCAATAAACCAGATCTTGGTCCAGATCAGCGAAGAGGTGGTAGATATATAATTAAATCCTTATGCCATTATTTTGAACCTGAAAAATCAGTGACATCTTTAGTATTGATTCGTGATTCCTATGGTTTACATACAAATCAAACTGTTTAATACCCATGCCAAATTCTTCTGCTGACTCTAGTTTCTATGGATTAGGAACCCACGAATGGATTGGGAGAGTGTTACCATATAAAAGTCAAGATTTACAACAAAAAGGTTGGGCAGGTTTTGGTCTGCGAAGAAGAGTTGCCATCATGGGATTCCATCCTATGAGTAAAGCGGAAATAAGAGATGATCAAATTGTGTTTGCTTTAGTTGCTCTTCCTACTACTTCAGGATCAGGAGCAGCAGGTAGAAAAACGAGTATTAGAATATCTCAAGGGGATGTGGTTCTTGGTAAATTTTTAGATGGGGATGCTAGACAAAATCCTATTATTTTACATGTTTTAGGTAGAAGTCAAGATATAGAATATGGATCGGGGAGATTTGATTCAAAGACTGGATTTGTTGGTTCTATTAAACCAAATAATTTAAATCCTCCTTACAAAGGGGATCGTGCACAAGAATTTAATACTGATGTTCAAGAAGGAACTCCTAGTGCTCTTGATCCAACAACTAAACAGAATAGAAGTAATGTAAAAGCAGTAGAAAGATTAAAAGAAATAGGGCAAAGTACTACTCCTAGAGTTGGAGTATATCCAACCTTACCATTCCTGAAGTAATTTTATAATTGTTGATAAATAATTAATAGGAAATAATAACGTTATGGCAAACGAGCAGAGTTTAGATTGGAAAGTAAGACTTCTAGAAGAAGCTAGAGCGAAGGATGCACAGAATGCTTTTTATTTACGTTCTCTACAGGATGAACAGGAAGTTCTTATTGCTGATGCAGGGGTTATTTCAGTTCCTTTAGTAAGTTGGGGTGTAATATCATTAGTTACATTAGTTGGAGCTGTAGGAACATACTTACAAGGTAAAAGATTAATAGACGAAAATAAGGTATTTACAAATAGTTCTGGTTTTACGGGAAATTATGGTGAAGCATTAAGATCGATAAAGCAAAATCCCATAGTAGAAACTGGAACTGAAATTGGAGACGAAAGGTTTTTCGTTCAGCAACCTCTCAATTTAACTGGAGAAAAGAAGGAGCTTCCTGTATCACAAATTAAAGCTTTACAAGATATTGTTACTGCTCAGAACTCTGGTGTAAATACTAATTTATCTGCCGATCAACAAAAGACAATAAATGAAGCAATAGCACAAAATAGTGATAAACTAGATATGAGTGCTACTATTGATCCTCAAGCATTAAGTACAGATGAAATTACAATTGTAGAGGATATGATTGTAACAAACACAGGTCAATTTGGTAGATTGGGTCAAGCAGATACTGCTATACAATTGACTGCTGCTGAACGGGCTCAGGAGATGGCAAGGCAAAGAATATTGGAGGGGAGAAGTACACTTACTGGAGAAGTAAAAGTAGGACCAGTAACAAACACAGGTCAATTTGGAAGAGTGGTTGAGCAAGATCAAGTACTGGATCTTGATGGAACAGCATCAATGGTTGCAGGTGCAAATGCTATAACTCAGGCAAATACAGCTGCAGGGGTTCTTCCCTTAGCACAAACTCCTCCTCCCAATAATTTTATTCCTGATAGCACAGTAACGGGAAAACAGATTATACAAGCCGATCCTTGTAAAGATAGTACTTTTGGTGATGCCAAAGCATCTATTAATAATTTATTTTCTAAAATAATGGGGCCAGGTGCTGCAGTATTGAATCTACCAATGGCAATTAAAGATACTGCAGGTATTATTGGTAGATCTATGAATAAATTTGCTAATAAAATAACAGGTGCTTTAAGTGGGAAATTACAGTCATTAATTAGGCGAGGGATGGAAGTAAAAGCATTGTCTATATTATCAACCGTAGGTGCTGGTGGTATAACGATGCCAATTGCACTTGCTAAAATTAAAGTTCTTCAAACAGCTTTATTACCAGCTATTAAAAAGTTGTTCGATGGTATTTTTTGTGCTGGAAAAAGAATTGGTGATGCAATACCTGGTGCTGTAGAAGATTTACTTACAGCAGCAGTACCAAATATTCTTGATGGTCCACTTTGTGCTGTGGAGGAATTGGTAGGAGCTCTTTCCACTAAAATTATTGGTATGGCAGATTCTTTAGTAGGCCCTCTTTTAGGTGGTGTTACTAAGGTATTAGGTTTTGGTCTGAATATTAAAAATTTCTTATTTGAAGGAATTGATTTCTTAGGTAAAGTCAGTGGATTTTTTAATTGTGGAGAAACTCCAGATTGCCCTGCAAACACTGTTTATAGAAATTCTATAGGAGATCAAAAAGACACTTCAGTAGCAGAGACTAAAGAAAGTTGGAAGAAATCTCTTCTGGGGGCAGCTAGAACAACAGCAAATCTGTTAAAGAGAGGAAAAGAAGTTGGAAGGGTTGCTCCAAGTAATGTTGCTGGTGTCATAGGTAATGTAGCAGATTCTATTAGTGAAGGTTTAGATCCTGTATTAGGCCCCTTAAATAGTCCTGAGACTTTAAATTTAGTATCTGGTGCTTCTTTGGTACAGGGAGTAAAAGAGAGAACTACTGCATTTGAGGAAACTTATGGTGAATGGAGTATTTTTGGAAGTGAGAAGTTGGGGGATGTAGAAGAAAGAGAACCTGATTGTAATGCTGGAAATGTATTTGAATGTGGATTACCCAAAGTAGAATTCTTTGGTGGAGGTGGTATTGGAGGTGCTGGAAGAGTTCTTCTTGGAAAACTCAGGGAGAAGTTTAATTACGATCAAATATATGAGGATGTAAGAAGAACTGCTAGTATTGTAGGTATAGAAATGACAGATGGTGGTAGTGGATATACATCTCCTCCTATTGTGACTATTACTGATAGTTGTGATAAAGGTTATGGTGCGTATGCATCGGCAAATATAGATCAAAATCCACAATCACCTACGTATGGCCAGATTTTAAGTGTATCTATGATTACTGTTGGTGAAAATTATCCTGCCGAAGAGGAAGAAGTTCCATTATATGTGGATGGAGTGGTTATTGATAATCCAGGAGAGGGATATCAACCAGGAGATACTTTAGATAATTTCAAATTGACTATTGTGGATGGAGAAATAAAGAATGTTAGCATCGTTAATAGACTTTCTTACAATGATTTACCTGAACTAAATATTAAGACTGAACTTGGTTTTGGTGCAGTGCTTCGACCTTTAATGTCTAAAACTAGACCTCAAGGTGAAGTGCTTCGAGTTATTGATTGTGTTGGTAAGGTTTAATTATGGCAAACGGTTACGATGATGGAAGACAACAAAATAATTTTGGAAATCTTATTATAGAGTCTGGTAAGGATGATAGTGTTGGTGATGTTGCTGGAGGTGAAGCATTTTCCATTAAAGGAACCAATAAGGAAGGTAATAGATTTCTTTTAGCTCATCATGATGGGGGTATTACTCGATGTGAAACTGAACAAAATCTTCAGTTAGACGTTGGGGCTAAGAAAAATACTGATGGAACTGCCTTACAAGTAACCGCACATACAGGAAAAATTGCTCTAAATTCAGAAAAAAGTCATATTCTGGTTAAAGCAAGTAAAACTATCACTTTAGAGGCGAATGATATTATTCTCAAAGGCACTAATCTTATTCAAATAGGAGGCCCTGATGTTTCTGATACCAGAGAAATCAAGATAATGGCTCAAAAAATACCTGTGAGTGGACCAGGCGGAACGAAAGATCTTCTTGATCATTTAAAAATAAGTTCTTTTTTAGTTGGAACCACTGGACCATTGAGTTTGGTGAGTGGTCTTGCAGAAGGAATGGCAGGGAGTTTTTCAGGTGATCTCGGAGCTCTTGCTGGTAGTAAATTAGGTGCAGCAGCAGGTGGGGCAATTGGAGGCCCTGTTGGTGCTGCGATTGGTAGTAAAATTGGATCACAAGTTGGATCAGAAATAGTATAATGTCAGGAATTAACATAGATTTTTCACAAACAGGTAACTCAGCATTTGAGAATGTTTATATTTATGGCCTTCTTGACTATGATTTTAGTAATGATGTAAGAACGTTTAAAGGTTTAACTGTAAAGGATAAGTTTACTCTTGAGCAAGATTTACTGGTTCAAGGTGAATCTTGGTTTACGGGTATTGCAACTTTTGCTGATGATGTAGATATTTTTGGTGAATTAGATATTGATTATCTAACAGTAAAACAGAGATTTCAAATTGGTGCTGGTGGTACTATATTTGTTGGTTTTAATACTGGTCCATATAGTAATAATATAGGTATAGGAAGCACTACTCCTGAGTGGAAATTACAAATTAATAGTCAAGAATCATCTGTAGTGGTTAGTTCTGGGGGTACTGTTGGTTTAGGAACCACTACTCCATTTGGTAGTTGGGTTGATGGTAATAGTGAATTTAGTGAGAGTGCACAAGGGCCGTTAAAACTTGATATTCATGGTAGTGTTCATGTTGATAGGAATATTTACGATTCTGTTGGATCTCCGGGTTTAAATGGATATTGGTTAAAACGAGATGAGCGTGGTATTAGATGGCAACCGACACCTCCTAGTGTAGATCAAGAAGGAATAAAACTTCAGGATGAAGGTGAATATGTTCCAGTAGCAGTTGGTCTTGCTCAAACTTTTTCGGAAATTAATTTTGTTCAAAGTAATAGTCTTGGTCTTGGAACAGATACCCTTCTTCCTACTGCACAAAATCCTACTACTCCAACTGGTTTAGCAACAGTATTTACTTTTGATTTATGGGGATTTGAGGGTACAGGGGATTATGCCTCCATTTATAGAATGACCAATGTGGGTATTCTTACTAATCTTCCTATATCACCATTTCAAGTTGGAGCAGGTGGAACTAATAGTTTTGTGGTTACTGGTATTGGATCTGTTGGTATAGCTACAACTAATCCTACTCAAATGCTTCAAGTTGGTATTGGTGGAACTAATACTACTGTTGTTACTGAAAAAGCATGGGTTGGTATTGGAACGACTGTTCCTGAATATGGTTTAGATGTTTATAGAAATGCTTATTTTAGAGAAGAAGTTACTGTTGATAAACATACAGAATTAAATTTAACTCTAAACGTGGATGGTGCTGCTACATTCCAAGATGATGTAACCATTAATGCTGATGACAAGTTCTTTAAGATACAAAATAATTCAAGTGATGATAAGTTTACGGTAGATACGGATAATGGTAATACTGTTATTGAAGGAACGGTAAAGATTAATAATGAGACAGATGCATCTGATGTTGATGATGGAGGATCATTAACAGTTAAAGGTGGAACTTCAATAAAGAAACAGGTATATATTGGTGGTATTACTAGAATACAATCTTCTCAAGGAGCATCTTCTGCTGCCACTGGTGCTTTACAAGTTAGTGGTGGGGTTGGAATTGGTCAAAATTTATATATTGATGATAATTTAGATGTTTCTGGTAATAGTCAGTTAGGAGATGCTATTACTGATAGTACAGTAGTTGCTGGTACTTTAAAGGTAGAATCCCCTACTGATTCTACATCTAAAGATACTGGAGCCACTATTTTAGAAGGTGGAATGGGTGTTGAGAAAAGTGTTAATATTGGTTTAGATTTAGGTGTTGCTGGAATTACAACAACTAAGAATTTGAGGGTTGCTGGTGTTTCCACATTTGTTGGTGTAGCTACATTTCAAGATGCAGTAGGTATTGGTTCAACTTTAACTTTAGAATCTCATATTCAAGATATAAATGATGATATTGGAGTTGGTGCTGCTAAAACTGATTGGCGTTTAGCATCTGTAGGAGCTGGTGTATCATGGAGACCATCTGGTGTTCAAACTAAGAATGCTATTTGGGTTTCTGTGAATGGTATGGATAGTAATAGTGGATTGTTGGAAGGAGATGCAAAAAGAACTATTGGTGCTGCGGCTGCAATAGCACAAGCAGGTGATACTATTATTGTTCGTTCGGGTGTATATTATGAGAATAATCCAGTTGGATTAAGAACAGAAGTTACAGTTTCTGGAGAAGATTTAAGACTTGTAACAGTTGTTCCAAATAATGTGAATAAGGATGTATTCCAAGTTAGAGCAGGATGTCTAATACAAAATATGAACTTTGCTGGTCAAACTAGCACTACTAATCATCCAAATTGTGGTGCTGTAGCATTTCCTCCAACTGCAGTAGGTATTACTGGTGGTGTAGATTTTCAGGCAGTAACTGGATATACTAATCTTGGACCTGCTAACCAAGGCCCAGATAGAATAGATCCATCAAAAGGTGCAAGATATAGAAGTCCATATGTAAGGAATTGTACTAATTTTATGACTGGTAGTGTTGGAATGAAAATCAATGGTGATTATGTCAATGCAGCATTTACTGGTGTTAATGATTTAGGTCAAGATTTGAAATCTATGGTCTGTGATTCATTTACTCAATATAATGAAAATGGAATCGGTGTATCAATAACTAATAATGCTTATGCCCAGTTAGTCTCTATCTTTACTATTGGTTGTGATATTGCTATTTTTGCTGGTAGTGGAGGTCAGTGTGATCTAACAAACTCTAACTCATCATTTGGTAATGTTGGATTGAAAGCAGATGGTATTGGGGATGTTGAATTTACGGGTCTTACTAATGTAAGTTCAATTGCAGGTCAAGATACTATTCCAGTTAGAAATGTTATAGATGAGGCTGGTAATTTTAGAAAACCATTTGATGGTCAGGGAGCATATTTCCAAATTAATTTAGATAATTATCCCGATACTCCTGCTGCGGGTATATTAACAGCACCTCTTCAATTTATTAGAAGTATTGATATTCTTGATGGTGGCACGGGTTATTCTCCTGGTGCTCCACCTAATGTTACTATTCCAAATCCTCAAGGCCCAGAAGCAATTTTACCAGAGTTTTCTGCGAATGTAAGTGCAGCAGGAACAATTAGTTCTATTGATGTGATTGCAAGTGGTAGAAATTTCTTACCTGATCAAGAACTTACAGTTACTTTTTCTAGTGGAAATGCTGTTGCTAAGGTAAATACAGATCCTATATTATATACTGTCAGTGAAGCAACAGAACCTGATGAGTTGATTGGATTATCAAATGTGACCTTTAATGAATTTATTCCATATGCTATTGGAGCTGGAGTAAGTGTTGCTTTTTCAAGGTTAAGTCGTATTATTACCAGTTCACATTCCTTTGAATATGTTGGTGCTGGTACCGACCTAAATAGAGCAAACCCCTTCCAGGGTGGTGAACCTATTCCTGAAAATGAAGTTATTTCCATTAATGGTGGGCAAGTTCCCTATACCAGCACGGATCAAAAAGGTAACTTCAGAATTGGTGATGGTCTAACCATTGATCAGACTACTTCTACTATTTCTGGAAGAGATTTTAACAGAGCGATTCAAGCACAATTAACACCATTAATACTTTCGTTGAGATAATATGGCAATTGCACCAGTCAATAAGTTTATATCAGTTGCTGTTCCTGTAGCACCAGGAGAACAGAAATTATATGAAGTTCCTACAGGAACTTCTGCACTTGTGTTGTATGCACAGGTTTCTAATGTGGGTATAGGGCAAACATATCCACAGGTTACTTTCATTCAACGAAGAGAAACAAGAAGCACAGGAAATACAAGAGATATAAGAGTTATACAAGATGTTGAAATTCCACCAAATGATGCAGTAATTTTAATCGATGGTAGATTAGTATTAGAAAAAACCCCATTAATCGTAGATCGTTTATATATTAGTGGTATACAAACTGGAATAACAACAATTACGAATGTAGATTATAATGAACCTTCAGGAGTGGCAACCGTAACTACCATGACTCCTCATGGATTTAGTAGTGGTTCTGAAATAACAATGGCAGGTATTGCTTTTACTTGTCCTCCTGGAACTGGAATTACTACCACAATATTTCCAGATCCTCAAAAATCTTATGTTGTTGATACCATAGTTGAGGAACCTAGTGCTGGTTTGTCTAAAACCTTTACATCCGTAGTTGGAAGTGCAGTAGGATATAAACACACATATAATCCTGCTATACATGCATTTGTGAGAGCTAGAAAAGATGCAGTTACTTTAACAGGAGGATCGAGTTATACTCCTACAGGTGCAGGTTATAATCCTTCTACAGGAATTGTAAGTTTTACTATTCCATGCCATGAAATGTTAGACTCCACTGCTACTAATCTTAAAGATGCTGGAGCTGGAACTGCATATAATGCAAATGTTGGAATTTTAACTGTTCATACCACTACGACTCATGGTTATGAGAATGGTGATTTGATTAGATTTGATGATGATGCACTAACTTTTACATGTGCGATGGATGGTAATACTGCAGAAAAGAAATATCCAAGAGGATCTGATCCTACTAGGGGTGTGTGGTTACCTATTTCTAATAAAACTGCAAGTACTTTTGAATTGGATGTAGGAAAAAGTCTTTTTAATTATTTTGATATTCAAGCAGCTGAGTATAGTCCTGCTTCGGGTATTATGACTGCTACCATAGGAACTCACCAGTTAAGAGCAGGAACAAGTATTAAATTAGCAAATAAATCTATTCGATTTAGATGTGCTCAAGATAATTTTGTAGGTATTCATACATATCCTCGACCTGCAGGTTATGGTGGTGCAAGTTCAAATGATCCTGCATATGATACTGCTGTTAATATTGAATCAGTTACTGATACAACTATTACATTAGATGTGGGAACCTCTAGTTATACAGGTATTCATACCTTTGTAGCTGAAACTCCTATGTCAATTACAAATGCTGAATATAATCCTGTTACAGGAATTATGACATGCACTGTTACTAATCATGGCATGGATAATGGAAATGCTGTTAAGATTGCAAATGAATCTTTAACATTTAGTTGTGGATATTGTGGTAATGTAGGAGTTTCTTCACAAAAATCTTATCCTAGAGCTAAGGATTATGCGAGTGATAGATGGTTACCTATTTCTAATGTTTCGGCTAATACCTTTGAAGTTCAAGTTTTAGAAACAATTCCTTCTACTAATACCGATATTCATTATTTTGAATCTGCGACTGCTGAAAATCTTAGGAGAGGTGTTGTAGTCTCTGGAGGTGCTTATGAACATACATGGGTCAGTGCAGTTTCAGGAGGTATGAAACATTCTAATAAGACTATAGATATTGCTCAAGATTCATTAATATTTACATGTAGTTTGGATAATTTTATGACGGAACATAGTTATCCAAGAGCAACTGATCCTGTGATTGCTGTAAGTAGTGGAACTACTGCTATTACGAGAGCAGATTACAATACTGTAGCTGCATATGTGGGAACAACAAACGCTGGTGGATTGGTCGGACCATTACAGATGGAATTTCTTGCTAGTATTCTAGAGAATAGTAATGCCTAAGTATCTTAGTGGAAGAGTTAGAATAGTTCCTCAAGACGCATTATCTGCTGATAGGTATCGTTATTTAGCTTTAGATCAAGCAGAACCAAATCCAAGTAATCCTACTACTTTAGGGATTAGCGATGGAGATAATAGTCCTGATATACCAAGTGGAACACGATATCAACTAATTACTATTCATGGAGATACTAGTGGAAGGAGGTATTGGATACCTGTTGGTGGTGGAATTATCCCTGGTTCTATTAGTGTATATGAGGAGGGAAGTCTTGTAGGTACTGCTAATAGTATTACACAATTAGATTTTCTAGGAAATGTAGTAACAGCATCTGCTGTATCTCTGGGTCAGAGAGCTACTCTTACTTTTAAACCTCCTGGTGATGATTCTAGTGTATTATTTAAAGAGTCTGATGATTTTGCCACATCTTCTAAATTGATATTTAACAGTGGTGCGGGTATTCTTACCTCTACCAGTTTAAATATAGGTCTGGGTGGAACTCATTTTAGTGCGGTAGGTATAGGTTCATCTGCACTAATTGGTATTGGAAGTGCAGTACCATCACAAAATCTAGATATTAATGGTAATTTAAGAATAACAGGAACTATATTTGATGGTGATTATAATGGAGGAAATACGGGTGATTTGTTAGTAAATGCTGGTGGATCTTCATTAGAATGGAAATCACCAAATAATGTGCAAGCAGGTGCTGGTGGAACGGTATCAGAAATACAATATCATGATGATACTGGATTAGTAGATGGTGCTCCTAATTTTGTATGGGTAGAATCTACGGAAAGAGTAGGTATTGGAAGCACACAACCTAATTGTTTATTAGATGTAGTAGGAATAGCTTCTTTTACTAATTTACAAGTCAGTGGGGTTACCACAACTTATGGAAGGTTAAGTGCTATTGGTTTAGTTACTGCTTATTCTGGTATTAAACTTCCATCTTTAACGGAGAATAGAATTCCTTATGTTGGCTCAGGTAACACTTTAGCAGATAGTAGTAACTTACAGTATGATGGAGACTCTGTTTTAACTCTTCTGAATGCTAATATAACAGGTGTTACTACCTTGGGATCTGTTAGAATAGAATCTAATACAATTGATACTGAGACTGGTAATTTAATATTAGATTCTGCTTCAGGAACTGTGCAGTCACAGGATATATTTTATATTAATAATGAGACTAGTAGTATTAGCACAGATAGTGGTGCTTTACAGGTAAATGGTGGAGTAGGAATAAATGAGAATTTGAATGTCGGGGGTGCAGTTTCATTTTCAGGCCCTGCAGCAGGAGTAGGAGTTACCTTAGCAGCTGCTGGTGGAATCACTACTACTGGTGGTGATTTATATGTTGGTGGAGATTTATTTATTAAGGATGATCTTTTCTTAGAAGAAGGGAATTTTCAGAGACTTTTTGTAAATCCTGGTATTGCTACTTTTAAGGGAGATATTCAACTTCATGGAGTTTCGGGTGTAACCTCTGCTTATTGGGATCAATCTACTAATGCATTTCAGTTTATTGACGATACAAAAGCAATATTTGGTACTGGTGGAGATCTTGAGATATATTATACAGAAGGTGATGGATCTAATGGAGGTAGTGTATTTAAGCACACTGGGGATCATGATATGCGATTCCAAATACCTTCAGGTGATCATGATATAGTATTTGAAACTACTGGTGGTGATAATTTAGCAGTATATAATGCTAATGCTGGTATAGAACTTCACTGGAGAGGAGCAAGTGGTGCAGGTCAGAAATTTGAAACTACACAAACAGGTATCAACATAACGGGTCAAGTTGTTGATGATGGTGCAACACATGATGGTGATGTAACATTTACTGGTAATTCTTCTGATTTATTATGGGATAAGAGTCAAGATTCATTAGAATTTAAGGATGAGACCAAAGCTACCTTTGGTGATAATAGGGATTTAAAAATATCTCAT